GAGAAGGGAAGAAGAGGAGAGAGAAGGTGGGACACCAAAGACACTTGTATCTTGATCTAGGGATGCATAGTGAACTACTAATCTTGGTTCTTGTTGACTGTAGTCAAAACACCCCCACTCGCAACCAGACTCAGGAATAAAGAGGGATCTAATCATCGGTCCTAAATCTTTGTTGCGAGCAGGAATTTGTTGTAAGTTTGGATTACTATAAGAAAATCTACCAGTTACTGTCCCACCAGTATCTGATCTAATTTGATTTATATCTGCATGAATCCTACCATTGTGTTCGTGTTTAATAATTGTATCTATAAATGTAGTATGTGCCTTGTTAATCTCTCTAGCTTTTGCTATACACTGTACTAAAGGATGACTATGTGTAGAAAGAAAATTTTTAGTAAATGAAGGCGCTTGTGTTTTTGCTGTCCGTTCGTATTCCAGGTTTAATTTATCAAAGACTTTGGCTATCGACCGCGCTGCCCATATTTGAGTTTCTATTCCTGTTTCTTTTTCTACTTTTTGGAGTAATGTTTCTTCTTGTTTTGCTAACTGTTGCTTTAGTGTATGAGCTTTTTGAACGTCCACTCTTACCCCAAGAAATCTCATATCAACCAGGCAAGGAAAAAGATCCGTTTCCAAATCAAAAATAGATTGAATATCTTGATCTACAATTTCTTTTTTCATAACTTTCCAAAGTGCTAAAGTTAATTCTGCATCACGTTCAGCATAGTTACCAACATACATTGCCGGCATCTTCCACATGTCTGCTTTAGGATCTAGTCCCCATTCTTTTGCAGCGTTATTTAATTCTGTTTCGTTTTTACCGTGACCACAATAATCCCAACCCAATGATCCAAGATCAAATCTAAATCTATTTTCATTAACTAAAGATGCTGCAATCATAGTGTCAACAATTCTACCATTGACTTTTATACCCATAGCTTTGATCCATGAGATATCGTACATTGCATTGTGAAATATTTTTGTAGACTCAGACGCACAAAGATCTGTAAACCATTGAATTACTTTACTTTTTTCTAGGTTACCACCACCTTCGTGATCGAATGGAAAGTACCCTGCATAGCCATCTGTTGCAATTGCAATACCTACAACTTTACCTTTACCTACTACAGCACCTGATCCCATACTTTTTAAATCTGGATCATGTGTTTCTAAATCAATTGCAATTTCATCACAAAATCTTAAATCAGGAAACTCAGTAGGTTTAACCCACTCTGTCTGTGCTTTAAATATCATTTATAATCTCTTTCTTTAATCATTTCTAAATAATGTATAGCTTTATCTATGTCTTCTACTCCGCCTTTGTGAGAGTGTCTGCATATGTATTTTATAGCATTGCCCTCTGCAAAAAGCAATTTATTCTTATTGATAAACTCTGCTGGCTGTATCTCCATGTACATATAATGTGTGCCTGACACTTGTTTCTTGTATGGATCATCACTCATATTTTAAACTCCTTAGATTTGTTTGAACATTTTATTAAATATAAATTTTGCATAGTTCTTGTGATACCCACATACCAAACACGATACTCTTCATCTTGTTTGTACACAGATTTTTTTGCTCCTTTCAATGTGTTTGCTGTGTGATTTAAAAACAAAACAACATTAGTTGCTTCACCACCTTTGGCCCCATGTATTGTTGATACTTTTATTCTTGCGTCTTTTGTTGGATCTTCATTGTTTAGTAATAATAATCTCATGTAATGTATCTGACTGTCAGACACATTGTCAAATGCATCATACCACTTTAATGATAGGTTCATTGGTCCTTTAATTCTTTCTTTAATTCTTTGTAATTGTATGTCAGGAAGAGCAATCTTTTTTTGTAACTGCGACCAGTATTGTATATCTTCATATAGACTTTTACCAATACTATTTCCTTGTGTTGTATTAAAAAATAAACCTTTCTTTTTTAAATAAGTTGGTATTGGTTTTAGTAATGATTTAGTTCTAGTTAATATTAACCAATCACCTGTATACATATCTATGTCAGATATTTTATATCGTTCATAAATCTCACCAGATTCAGACTTTGGAAAATACTCTTTGTCAATTCTATTGTCTTGTATTCTATCGATGACATCTAATGCAATTTTCTGTATACTACTTGGCACTCTTTCTGATTTTGTTAATGGTATTTCTGTTGCATCATAGTCAATAAAAGAATATACATCTGCACCAGCCCAACCAAATATAGCTTGGTCATCATCTCCGGCCACCCAAACATCACATTTAGTATCTTGTTCTATTTTATTTATCATAGACCATTGTATTAATGACAAATCCTGTGCTTCATCTACAAATATAACGTCAAACTCTGGTACATCTTTTGTATCTAAAAATTTTTGTATCATGTCTGTAAAGTCAATAAGACCATATATTTTTTTATAGTTGTTAATTTCTTTTTCTATAGCATCTAGTTTGTTTCTCTCTATCTTAGATAAGTGTTCGTTTAGATCTAACTGATCTAATACAGATATTTGTTTTACCCTTGCTAAGTTTATTAGTCCTAAATACTCACTGTCAGATGAAAAAATACCATTCCAATTATTAGTTTCATATGATGCGTATTTAATTTGTATACCACAGCTATCACCTATTGCTTTGTAGTTAAGATCCTGCATAACGTTTTCTTCTTTAAGACCTAGTCTATTAAATGCTAGCGAGTGTAGTGTTTGAAAGTATTTTATATCTTTCTTTGTAAGTTCTGTTTTTATTTTTAAGAATCTATCTCTTGCTTCACCTGCTGCTTTACGAGTAAAAGCAAAATAACCTATGCGATTTAGCGGTGTGCCTTTGTCCACATACTTTTGTACTTCGTTTAACAATCTTCTTGTCTTACCTGTACCTGGTGGACCTACTACCTTATATCTCATTAATAATTACTTTCTTTTCTCTCAACCGGTTTGTATTCTATCTTATCTATGTGTAGTTGTTTTAATCTACATACTTTAATTGTTTTGCCATCTACATTTAGTGAATGATTAAACTCAACTAAACATTTATCTTTTAGTTTCTGTGCTATTCTTTCTTCTGGTATTTTCCAACTAGATCCTAAATGATCTATAAAAGAATTAAATCTAAAGAAGTGATGACCTTCTTCTGTCAAACAAGAACCACTGTTGATTTGTATTCTGTTTTTTGCACGTGGGCCATTAACACAATATTGATATAGTTCTTCATTTAATCTATCTTCTATTTGTGTACCTGCTGGAGGTGATATTTTAGTAGAACCTTTTCTAAGTTCTGTTAGTTTTGCTCTAAAGTCTTTTGGTTTTAGTGGCTCGTGATAGATACCTGTCTGTTCCCATATCAAATCTAATAACTCTGTTTGTTTTGTAATTAATCTTCTGTGGTTTGCAATAACACCTTCTTTAGTTCCATCCGGTAACACAACATTAAATCTGTATTCTGGTTCTGCGTACATTATAATTTCAAAATCTGTAATGTCAGGAAACATTGTAATACTATCTGACTTAACACCAAATGGACGTGAGAAACAAAGTGTACGCATGCACTTGCTTTGTATTGGATCTTCATAACAAGTATGACCTGCAGTGTCTTTTTTCCATGCAGTTATCTTAGAATCTAATTTTGTTTTATCCCATGGGTCTTCTAAATAACTATAGTTTGCTTTTGAAACTTGATCTGGCCATTTGTCTTTGTATTTTTTTTTAGCAAAAACCATGTAATTATACATAAACCTATCTCTACCATCATCTAATTTTCTTTTTGAACACAAAGCTAGACAAGGTGGACCATCTTCAAACTCTGGATCTGTACCTACTAATATATTTTTATATGTTTCATCTACTAGTTTTTCTAGTTCTTCTTTACCAATCTTGCTTTGATTAGCAACTTCTATAAATTTTTCTATATCTAATTTGTTGTTGTCTTTATCAACTGCGTATCTTTTTGTGCTACCATTATTATAGTATGGTCAGTTTATAAAGTTACCTGGTTTTATTTCGCCTTTGTCATCTTCCTTTAATTCTTTCTGTTTTGGAAAAACTTCTGTGTCAGGATCTAATCCAAGTGGCAAAAGAAAAGACTTCAGTGCCGAGATTAGATCGACAGCCGGTATTGGTTCTTTTAAAAACAAATAACAATGCAGTCCTCCGCTTTTAGATAACAATGGTATTAGTGGTAACTTAAATTGTTGAAATAATGCTAAGTAGTTTTCTACATTAAAACTTGAATAATCTTTTGAGTCTATGTCTATACAACCAAACTGAACTGTTTTATCTAACCTACATGGTTGTATACCAATAGATATCTTGCCTTCAATGTGATCTTTATAATCACCTTGTGTAATAGGTCTACCAGCCCATTCGTAGTTTGGTTTGACTTTATTTTTATCAGTGTCTAATTGTGCCGAAGACATATCGGCAATACCAAAGTCGCCTTGGTATCCAGTAAATAATTCTATAAATTTTTCAACCATAAAGATCCCGGGTCGGAGCGGCTAAACTCTCGCCTTGCCGCTCCTATTTCTTCCATAAGAAGAAAATTAGTAGTTAGATTCCTCTTTAGCTACAGCAGCTGCTTTTTGCTGACTGTTTTTTAAAGAGTTATAAAAATCTCTAGCCATTTGATATAGGCCGGCATCGTCTACTTTTCTCAACATAGACACATTGTAACCATGCCAAGTAAAGCTACCCGTGTTCTCAACAGAATTTAATTTATAAATTCTAGAAAATGTAGGCGCTTGTAAAGATTTTCCTGAACTAGGATCGTTTTCAAATTCATTCTCCATTAAAGAATTCCATTGTCTACTAACCTTAAGCTGTGTTGACTTCATTGTCATCAAAGCTTTCTCCGGTCTCTCACCATTAATAATTACAAAATGATTTGCTGTCTTGATGATTTCATTACCACCTTCTAACATATCTTTGTTTTTATCATTTTGAGTTACCTTTGCCATAATTCCAGGACCTCTGTCATTATGTACAGGTCTACCTTCTCTACGTTCAAAAGGTGCCCACTCTGGATATGTCATTCTGTAGAATACAGGAATAACTTCTATTCCTTTTTCTCCATTATACAGTTTCTTTGTAACTGTATTATAAAACATACCAGCTTCAGCGCCTTCAACATATTTTGCATGTTTCTTTTTAGTCTCATCTGAACCTGATTGTAATAGTTTCAGAAAAGGTAAAGCAAGATCTTGTTTGTCTACGTTCTCTAAACCCATTCCTGAATCTGCTACGAAGTCCAAAGTTGCTAATGATCCGCCTTCTTGTTTTGTTACGTCTCTTGTTTCTTCACTCATGTTATTTGTTCCTTGTTATTTTTGTTTTGTTTCCCTTAAACAGGTTAAAGTGTTCAGAAGGCAAGTCTAATTTCTTTTCGTCTCGCTCTCTGTATAGTGCTTTGAGAGTCATGGGTTCCACTTTAAGCTTTTGAACCGGTTGGTACCCATTGCTCTCAGCAAGGTTTGCATAATCGCTCGCCTTGTTATCTTCGTTTCGACCAAAGGAAACAGTGATTTCATTTTTAATCAAATCACCCAAGTCGTTATTTCGAAGCCAGTTAAACGCGCCTTCCCTTTTGTCTACGGGTATTGTAGCGCCATAAATTTCTTTTACCTCTATTGCAGAACCATCTTTTAATTTCATGGTTTTTAATTTCATAGAGTCCATAATTTCTGGAATAACTTGTTGTGAAAGTTTATCTGCTTGTTCTTTTTTTCTAGATAGTCTTTCTTCTTCAAGTTTAATTTCATCTTCCAGCCTTTGTAATTCTAAAACATGGCTAGATAATGTCTCTGCATTATTTAATTCATTTACTTGTTGGGGTGCATCCTCAACAAACATTTTCTGTAAGTCTTCATTGCTCATCTATCTTTCCTCTTTCATATAAGTTTATCTCTATTGGATAATATTGTCTTTCTTGTTTGTCCCATTTTAATAAATTGTATTTACCATTTGTCATGTCAGAAACAATCGAACATGTAACTCCAATTATTGCAGGATCACCTGTTAATAACAAATAATCATCTGTTGTAAAATCTTTTAATAGAGTTCTTAATTTATAAATTAATGGACCAGGAGAAAAAATAATTTGTGATAACTCAGGAAGTAAAAATTTAAACTTACCATATTTAC